AGAATCAAATCTTTTGTCTTTGGATTTTCTTGCATTTCTTTTGCAACATGAAATAATTCTGCGGTGTCTGAAGAATATGCAATCTCTTGGTCAAAAAAGTCGTATGCAGTTTTTGAGTTTGTGATACCAAGACAACCATAACTCACATTCTTAATTGAACGACAAGACATGTAACCATTTGCAAGATGATTGTTTGGTCGAACTTCGAATGGTAAGTATGATTCTAATACAAATTGTTTTAGAATATTTGTTGTTAGAGGATTTTTATGTGGGTCATTATGCACAAAAGGAATATTTTCTTTCTTACATTCTTCTGCAAACTTCACAACGAAATCATAGTTGCCATCATCTTTGCTTTGCCAACCTTGTGTAATTGAACCACCAAATGATGCATACTTTGGTGATTTCCAAGGCGTAAATCTCTTTTCAAAATCTATTTCGTGTGGTAGTAAATCTGTCGCCCAAATAGAATAGAATATATCATAGTGCAGACCACTTTCAAAAAAGGATGTGCCATCATTAATTGGTGTGTATTTTTCTTTTTCAAAATAGTATGCATAATTTTTATCTACAACACCATTGACACCCCAATTACATGCGAATCTGAAATCAATTAAACGACCCACTTTATCGATATACATGTCCGCACCTGGATTGCCTTCAACAGGTCCTTTGTTACCAAGGTAGTGAATGATATATGTTGATGTAGGTCTTAAAGGTAGATTGTTACTGATACCATTTTGAAACACCAACCATTGTTCTGAAATGATTAGTGCATCATCAAAGAATTCATCTGGTAGATTATCACGGTTGTCTAACCAATAAGTTGGATATCCCAAGTTTTCAGATGCACGAACAACCGCATCGTGAACAAAGGCGTGAGTATGTCTTGTATCGGGTTTTGCACCCCAAACAATTATTTTTGAATGTCTCATTTAATTATAAACCACGCATTATTTTCAACAACTGTAACTGCTTTGTCTTTGAAAAATTCTTTTACTGCGGCATCAACAGTATTCAAATTGATATCGTGACCTGCAAAGATACCACCTTTCTTTACTTTTGGCCAATAGTTTGTGATATCAGCAAGAGTCGCTTCATAACTATGGTCGCCATCAACAAAAATAAAATCTAATTCTTCATCTAAAACTTGTTTTGAAAAATTGGTACTTGTATCGTGGATGAATACTACTTTTTCTCCGAATACGGATAGTTTGGTAAAACATCTTTGTTTTGTTTCAGATTGACGCTCTTCTGTAATCCTTGTACCATCCCAATCAACAAAAGAAGGATAAGAATCAACGGCATATATTTTCTTTATATTTGGTATTTGTTTTAGTAGTAGTTCGGTTGTGAAACCATGACATACTCCAATCTCACAACCAATTAGTTCACCTGAAAGTTTTTGAATATGTTCAACAAGTCCTTTGCCAGAAATGTTTTCTAATTTTTCACCATATTCGATTTGTTTATCAACCCATTCAGATGCACCTAAATGGTCGTATGGGTCACGGCAAACAGGACTCGCATCACGAATCATATTTTGTGAAGTATCAATAACGAAATCAGTCATATTTTTTCTCTATCATTTGTTTCCATTCAGGCACTCGGTCGTATTGATGCACAAGGGCGAATGGACGACCATCACTTGTGCAGACCATATTATCTACTAAAATCGGAGATTTTTCAACCAGCTTGTCAGCATATTTACCTGCAACTTGAGGACCTGTTGTACCTAGTTGAGCCGCATAACCATCTTCACTCATTGCAAAGTTGGTGATATCTTTATATGGTTTCATATTCAAAAGAACATTGACTGCTGCCTGGTCAGGACCACCACCGCCTTCTGTGAAATGCGAAGTGCCATTACACATCATATACACATTCAAAAAGAAATCGAGCATTGTATCAAACTTACCTGATACTGTGCCTGCATTGTAAATGAGATTGTTTTGATTGTGGTCGTGAACTAGAGGACCAAATGCTTTGAAAAGATTGTGATTACCCCAATCTTCATCTTTGTATCGAATTGATTCACATGCAACATTAATTTCTTTGTCACCAATGTTCTTTTCTAACCACTCTGATGGGTTGGTTTGAAAAATAACATCTTTAACATCGGTAGAAATAATGTATCGATATTGTCCTTGAAACTTTTTAAGGAAATACCACATGTGAAGAAATCTCTCTACAACAATAGAGAAGTTTTCTTTATATTCGAATTTTTTGAGATTGTCGTTCTTACCGAACGCTAGAACTGTATATTGTCTTTTGACAAGTTCTTCCACAGTTTCATAATCTACATTATAACAAATCATGGCTTTTACGCCATCAAAACCACAACGGTCTAAAGAATTGACCCAAGGTTTAATTTTATCAAATGTGTACCCGGTGATACACCCAACCACAATGTCTTTCATAATAAACTCCAATAATATATTTACTTAGTCTTTACATAATCAGTAAATGATTTAATTTTTTGTCCTGGTGTGTCTTTCTGATATTTCTTCCGAAGTTCATCAGTTCCCCATTCACCTGCACCATGTTCTTCATGCACACTCTTATGTAGTTTCACGCCAGTAACATCTTGAACTAACTGCCATGCAGCTTTGTTTTCTTTCTTACGGATAAGCTCTTTGAGTTTATCTTTTTGTTGTGCATTTGCCTTTTCAAAAAACTTAAACATTTCCATCGCACCAATATTACCTGCGTATGCGGCTTCGTGAATATGTTTTCTTGTTCTACCTTCATGCGTAACATGGTGTGCATGAAATTTGATTTTTGGATATTCTTTTTGCAATTTTAAAAAATGATTCAGATTTGTTTTACTATCATCATACATGTGGACATGATGATAATTTCCCGAATTCAAGTGTTTTCTTAAAACGACATTTTTCTTTTCTGCTGGTGGTTGATTACCAGGTATATTACCTGCACGATGAATGTGTGTATCATTTACATCGATACCATGTTTCTTAAACTTATTTAAAAAGGTGTGTTTGTCATCAAAATCTGCTCGAGCAGTATTCATAATGATTTTACTATTGTGACCTTTTTCTTTAATATTCTTATGAATCGCATTTAACTTATTAATCATCGGATGAATCGGTTCGGATTCATCGTGAAACTTTTTTGCACTTTTGAATTCTTTGAAGTCATACGAATGACCAGGTTTTAATTTGTGGTCATTAAACTCTTGGTTGCTCAACTTAGAGACAGTTTTACCCGAAGGGTCTTTCACATGAATCTTTGCACTTGTTTTAAACAAAGTTTCATCAATATCAAATACATGCAGACCTTTGCCTTCTGTAATGTATTTTTTGTAGTTCTTCAATTTAACCTCTTGTTAACGCTAGAATTTTTTGTATTTGTTTTTCAATGATTGGACCTCGATTTGGCCAATGAATATAAGGTTGTGATTGAGTTTTCAATAGATTGGTCAAAAATGGCATAATTATTTTTTCAACTTGTTGTAATCTGGCTTTATATTCTTCAACTGTTTCGTCTTTTTCGGCGATTACGGCTTGATATTCTACTTCATCTACTGTGGTAAAACCAAAATCAGAATCACCGTATTCTGCCAAAATTTTATTAATGTCGTATGCCATTTACTTGTCCCAATTCTTTTGTGCATTAAAGTTTGCTTGACTGAATTCAAGCCTGTCAACTAATTTAACTGCATTACCTTTTAGCCTATCTACTGCAACAAATCCTTCAGGTGCAGTAATTCTAAAACCTGTATCTGTTCTTACAAATGTACCGATTGAACGAATCGTTTCTAACTTGCGAACAACCATTAATTTTGAATCTACAAGATAATTCATAAAATCAAAAATTAATTTTAATTGTTGTGCGTTGGTTCTAAAGAAACGCATAATCTCAGTTTTTTCTTTAGTTCTTTTTGCCTTTGTTTCGGCTTTCTTTACATCAGCAATATCTTTATTGAGTTTTGCTTCGACCCATCGAATCAATTCAAGTGTATGTGATTGAGTATTTGATATCTTTTTACCCTCACGAACCTTTGTATTGTTGAATGTCTTAATATAAGTTAAGATAGATTCACTTGATGAAATGCGATTCAAAACTAATGAATTGATTGATTGAAAAGTTCTACCTGCTAAAGATAGAAGATATGTTATGTCTTTTGTTTCTTGTTCAGTAAAGGTTGCAGAACCAGAAGCATCTGTAAACGATGCATCTCTGAACCAAATATCTTTTGTTGGTGTTAAACGACCAATGTCAATGTTAAAAGATGCTTTCATATCTTCCATTGTTCGACCTGTATAAGAGGTATGAAATACAACACCAATTTGTGCAGCTAACATTGTCTGCGCTAATTTGGAATCTGTTGGTACTGCATACACAATCGTATTTGGTTGAAATGTAATATACGATTCACCTTCAATAGTTTCTTTCTTAATGTCACCTTTGGTGAACATCATGTCGCCTTGAAGAATACCTTTAATGCCAAGTTTTGGAAGATATCGTAATGCAACTTTAAGTTTTTCATTTAAACCTTCACTTGAATGATTTGTATCAATATCATCTTCTGTATAGTTTAACTTAGCATTTTTATTGAACACCGATTTTGTGCCAACAAAAAACTTACCATTTTCAGGATTGATGCCGCAAAAGATTGCAGGTGCACCATCCCATTTTGTTGTAACATTAACTTTTGATTGTGCATGACCCGCAAGCATATCTCTTAATGATTGTAAGAAATTGATTGCATCTCTCGCACCCACAACACCACGATTGAGAACTTCATCCTCAATATGTTCAAGGTGAACATTTTTGCCTTCTTTGGCTTCTGTTAAGTATTCTGTGAATTTCATTAGTATATCTTTACGAAAGGTCCGTTTGTATCTCTAAATTCTTTTTTAGCACCATAATAAAGAGTTTTTAACCATTCATCCATTAAGTTCTTTTTCTCAATTAATGCCCATGCATATGCCCATCTCAAACAAGTCAATTTAGAAGAAAGACGACCTGCAGCATATCTTGTGGATTTTTCTTCTCTTATACAATAGTCCAAAACATTTTCAAAACTATTTTTCGATACTGTTTTATTTTTATATTTAACTTCTAAAGGACCAAAGTCAATAGGTTTGCCATTAACTTTGAACTTACTTAATTCTTTTTGAAAATCTAACCAATACTTGCGTGTTTCTTTTGACCACTTACCTACTTCAGGAATGTGTGGGTCTTTACCTGCATTAACTGGTCTTAAAATTCCAAGCTTATTATAATTCTTTGCAAAGAAATCGTCAATAGCATCAGCAGAAGCTTTACCGATTTTAGCACCTGCATCTTTACCTGTTGGCGTCAAATCGGTTTGAACACCACCTCTAGGCGTTGACATATTAAAGTTTCTTGTCTGCCAATTTACAATACTCTCTCCTGCTTTAAACTGTCCTGCAATTTCACCATTGTCAATTTCTGTTGGTGTTTTTGTATTGGTTCCAAAATTCGAATAACATTTCAAAGGTCCAATATTTTCAAAAGAGATTTCTTTTTGTTTACCTTTTGAACCCATATTAGAGAGTTCTAAATCAGCAGTTGTTTTCGTTTTCGAAATGGCTTTTAATGAAATAGGCACCAAATCTTTACTGACGATTAGTTCTCTCATGTAAGAATTTAAGGAGTAGATATTTGCCATTTCATCAGACGCTTTGGTAATTTCATCTATGTGTTTACGAATTGTTCTTTCTTTTGATGCTCTCACCATATAAATGTCGGCAGGATCCCAATTGTCTTTAGTCTTAACACCACAACGACCTTTTGCAATATCTTCAATGAAGGTCATAAACCCATCTCTTTCGTCACGGGAATAATTGTAACCTTTATTGTTTCCAAGATACTTTTTTAAAGCGGCACCTTGTTTAGCATATGTTGACATCCACACTTCTCGTAAGGTTGCATTTTTCGCTAAATCAGGATACACTTTAGTCACTTCTGAAAACAATTCACTTTCAGTAGGACTCTTAGTGTTTTCTATAACTTTTCGAAAGTAAACTTTAGAACCGTTTTCTTGTTTAGCGGTT